CTTTCTTTTTGTAGGAACTTTAATACGTTTTGGGTTCGACTTCATTAGCGCATTTTAATAAAATCATCACGAAGGGACTCGTGATAGACTGGATCATAGACATTTTTTCTTACAAGTGCTTCCCAAGTGGGGAAACCTTTGACAATGTCTTCCATAGCAATATCACATTGACGAAGTTTTTTAACAAAGTCCTGATTAAGATGAGCACGATCTTTTACTGCCCCCAAAGCTACATCCTGATTTTTATTTATGAGCTCTAAGGATCTGCCATAAGCAGCTTTTAGCCAGAGGTAAGCAGAAAAATTGGAAGCGTAAGTACCATAACCATGACCTAATAACGACAGAACAAAATCGTAAATGTCTCGATCTTTGCACTCTTTTCCCCATACAGCCTTCATTTGATACTCAGCTATTGGTCTGAAAGGAAGGTATTTAGCTTGACCTTCTCCAATGTGTTGGTTTCGTACCATAAAATGCCTTAGATAAATAATACCTTCTGTCATCCGTTGGCCATGATGAACAGCCACAGTGAAAGGAACATCACTGCGCACGTCTCGAAGTGAAACTTTTAAATAGGTAGTGCACCATTCGGCAAATAAGTCAGTATTAAAATATTTTTGTGTAAAATCTCGATTTGTGGACAAAATATGATCATCACCATAGACAATCATAGATATTATTCGATCTATTAGATCTGCCTCCATTTGAGAACGCAGGTCAGCAGGAGCTTTTGCAATTTGCATGTGTCCAAACAAGAAAAACCATAGAATAACTATCCAGGAATTTCCATGGGAAGTCATCCAACAGCCAGACGGCATTTTTCCTATCACTATAGCCCATAGCCGCATGAAGAAACGAACAAGACGCACGCTAACTGTCTGAGCGACATACTTTATTATTCTGAGCATTTCCAAATATTCTGGATGGTCTTTGCGATAATATACCGATGAAAATTGGTAAAAGAATTGAATAAAGATAAAGTGGATGGACTGATCCAATCCATCAATATCTCCATCCCCAAATACCCTTTTCCACTCTTCTCCTAAGGCTATTTTCAATCGTTGCGCTAGCCAATCTACGCCTCCTCTTGACCATTTCATTCCTATGGAGCTTAGGTGGCCTCGTTCTAGAAGCATTCTTGTTGTCTGACTCATCCGTTCTAATAAGATGAAGAATTCATTAGGTATTTCATAAGAACGCACCTTAGCTAAGGCTTTCATCCATGTCGCTGCTGTGGCTTGCTTAGCTCCATCACTGAACGCGTACTCGTTTTTCAAATTTTGCGAGAAGATACTATCCGGAGGATCATATCCTGCCAAAAAATGTGCCACACTGTCC